ACAAGAGCAAACTCTGTATCAGCATCAGACTCTGCTATCTGCATACCATCGATAGCTGACTGTAGTTTCTCTAGTGTAGTACTACGATCTTTCTTGTCACTAAACTTTCCATCTATTATATTCATGTTGATTCCTTTTGTTCTATTAGTTTGTCAAGATACCATTGAGCTTTCTTTAAATCTTCCAGTGGTTTCTTCTTATAATTATAACGCCAGAGATACTTAATGACATTACCTTTTAGATAGCCCTCAAAGGCTGTTGAACCCATAGACTCTTCGATGGCATCAATACACTGGATACTTCCCATGTTGTAGTGAGGCGGCTCTTCTACCATCTCGTCTATCTTACTTGCTTCTTTCTCAGCCATGTTCCTGTAGCTTAAGAGGGCGGCAGAGTGGCTTGCTTTATCCCACTGCTCTGGTGTCGCATCATTGATACTCATTCTAGTTCCTCCTCAAGTTCTTCATAGCGTTCTTCTATCTTGTCCTTAAACTTATCAACAAGGTCTTCACTAGCTATATCCAATACCTCTAGCAGTGTGATCTCGTCTAGGTGGGCAAGACGTTCGCATAAGTCTTTAAATGTTAGTGCCATACTTCTTCTCCAAGTAGGACATTGATACTGGCATCTCGTCAAACTGTCCTTTGTTGACCTCATGGAGCATCCAGATTCCACTCCAACTGCCGTTAGTCTGATGGTTTAGATAGTCCTCATCGTGAGCATAATAGATACCTGCAAACAAGCCAGTGATTCTAGTGCCATCTGCTTTCTTAGAATAAGCACACTCTCTATCCTGAACATGTCCCATAATACAACTCTGATGTTTCTTTGTAAGCATTGATCGTGCGCTACTTACTGGTCTACCCATGACACCACTAGTGAAGTAATGGCAGTAGGCTACATCATCAATGATCGCAGGTTCTAGAAAGTCATACACTTCCCAACCATACTCGTCAAGCTTAAAGTCTTCATAGCCGATAAGTCCATCTAGCTTGGCATCGTTTTCAATGGCTCGCTCGATACGTTGTTCATGATTACCAACAAGGAATACCATTCTAGGATTCCATACTTTCTTTCGGTTCTGACGTAACCTTTTCTGCTCATCTCTGATGGGTTTTAGAAAGGCTTCCATACCTCGATGCCCTGCTTCTATGTCATTGGTGTAACGTCTGCCCTCGAATGACTTCTTACCTACATCATACATTGATAGGCTAGGCATATCCCAGTGATCACCAAGATGAATAATAACTTCTGGCTTCTTGGCGGCGGCATACTTACCTGCCCATTCAAGATGGTCATAAGATTGATCTGGTTTACATTGGGTGTCTGGTATTACTAAGTGTCTAACTGTCATTTGCTTTTCGCTCCTCACGCTCTGCGTTGGTCTTCTTCTGATGGCAAGGTTTACATAACACCTGTAGTCCATCAACCTCACAGAACATATTCTCTACGAATTTAGGAAGGTCATCATACTTGCGTAGTGTACCCGCAGGTACTATGTGATCTACTTGAACTTCCTTATCTTTGAACCACTCATTACAGCAAGCGCATTGGAACTCGAAGCGGTGTCGCTCACCAACTACTGCTTTCTTAGCCAGTGCTTTGGCGGCATAACGTGGTGGGAATCTGCGGTTCGCTTCTCTTAGTGCTGAACGTATGAATCCCCAGTAACGTGCTTCTGTCCACTTACCTCCTGCTCTTGTACGTGGTACTCTAGGTTTCTTAGCCATTAACCTACCCTCACTTGAAGCTTGTCTTTAGCATCAATGTCTGCGCTAGTAGGTGGTTGAGGTGGTGATACAGCAATAGGGTTCTTTGAGTTGTAGTCCTGCTTACGTGCTACAGGATCAACCCACCATTCATTCTCATATCTGCGTAGGAAGAGCAGTCTTGCGTTCTCATATACTCCCTCTACATGACCCTTGTAACAGGTCACTACAGCCTGATATAAATCCTCTTCTGTTTCACACCACTCTAATGCTTTGGTTGCTTTAACTTCGCCAATACCAACACATCCTTGTATGTTATCTACCCTATCACCTGTAAGCATCTGCTTGTATAGGAAGTAAAGTCCCTGCCATTCATTAACCTCAGACCACTCGCGTTTATTAATGTTGAAGTGTCTGCAAGGTACTTGAAGGAAGTCTTTATCTACACTAGCAATAACTGTATGTTTGCCTTGAGTCGTAGCTTCGATAGCAATGGCATCGTCAGCTTCCTGTCCCTCGACAACTATAGCATCCCATTTCTCTGTCATGTAATCTCTTAACGCATAGAAGTGGGAGGGCTTCTCAGATGTTCGTGTTCCTTTGTAGGGTTGTATTGTGGCAAGTGCATTCCTGAAGTTACCTTTGCCTGTTAGGTAGAGTTGATAGGGGACTGCATCATCACAGCCCCTTACCAAGATATCCAACACTAAGTTATTCAACTGAGAGAACGCTGTCTCTACTGTCTCATCTTTACAGGCATAACCAATCCTGTAACTTAAGATGTCGGCATCGATGAGTAACATTAGATTACATCATCCATATCTACACCACCACCATCGCCATCCTTATCGTAGACAGCTACCTCTGTAATCAGAAGCTTGGCTAGACTAGGTGAAGTACCCTGCTTGCCTTTAAAGTCCCAATGATATGGCTTGATAGCCGCGTTAGCTTTAGTGCCGTTACCTATGAGTCCTGAGTCTATATCATCCATGTCTGCGAACGCAGGTTTAATTGGGTTGACTGACTTAACAGTGATATAGTTACCGCGATCATCACCTTTGTTACGAACTGCAATGCCCATGTTAGACAGAGCATCCACTGCCTTTGAGGATAGCTTGCTAACATCCACCTGATACTTACCTGACATATCGTTAGGCTTGTTCAGGAATGGCCAATGAAGTTCACATGATACTACTACTGGTTTAGTTTCCATAATTATTACTCTCTGTTGTTTAACTATTAAGATTATGTTGTATAACTATTAATACATTGAATGTAATTTATTGATATTTAATTATTTATTTAACTATATAGTAATATTATAGCATGTATTTAACCTCCTGTAAAGTCTTTAAGTAAATTAATTTAATGAGTACCACTCCAGTTAGCACCTATGCGATACTCTGCATCCATAGGACACCTCATATTAAGCTCGACACCTGCATCTATGATTGCTTGTCTTGCTACTTGACCAACAACTTCAGCATCTTCTGGTCGTGCTTCTATCTGAACCTCATCATGTACCTGAGCGACTAGCTTGTAGAATATACCAAGCTCATCTAGTTTGTGACAGCAGTTACGCACAGCTACTTTCATGACGATAGCACCACAACTCTGAAGCAATCTGTTGAGTACCTTATAGTCCTCGTCAACCTTAATCATACGACCATCGATACCATTGATACGCTTAGTACGTTGAGCAATACCTTTAGCTTTCTCGATAAGCTTACGCAATGCAGGTAGCTGAGTAAGGAATGTGTCACGTATCTTCTTACCCTCTTTAGCACCACCGCCTACAATCTGCCCAAGCTTTGCATCACCCGCACCGTAGATGAGACCATAGATCATTGTCTTAGCCATGAAGCGTTCAGGTAACCCTGCCGCATGTTGATTGAACGAATGAATATCACCTTCAAGTATCTGCTTAGTGTAATTATCATCATTCATGTAGTGAGCCAAGCATCGTAACTCCAGACCACTAGCATCACAACCAACTAGAACATTACCATCCTCTACAGTGAAGCATTCTCTAGCAATCTTTAAGCTAGGGATCTGCGCGAGGTTCGGTTTATTATGCGTCATTCTACCTGTCACAGCACCACAGCTATTGACGTAGCCATGAATGCGATGTGTCTCAGGGTCTACATACTTGAGCCAACTATCTACCATACCCTTAAGCTTAACCAGTCCAAGATACTCTGCACATAACTTAGCTTCAGGCAAGTCAATCTCTGCCAGTGTACTCTCATCTACCATAGGCGCACCGCTTGGAGTCTTCTTCTTCCACTTGACACCTAGCTTAGACAACCTCTTAGCAATCTGCTGTCGAGAGCCTACGTTAAACTGCTCTACACTATCCTTGAGTCGCTTACCTGTCTTCTCGCTGACACGTATGGTAATGATAGGTGGAAACCTTTCCTGTAACTCTGACGATATCTCATCAATCCTATCTGACATCTCAGTCTGCCACTGTGTAGCTACAGGTACATCTAGCTTGAATCCATTAGCAACCTGCTGTGCTGTGATCTCTGCTACCTCATGCTCTAGCTTTATAGATAGATCACTGAAGCCTTTCTTCTTAAGGCTAGTCTTGAGATACTTGTACAGCTTAGTAGTAACCTCAACATCACGCTGACAGTACTCACCCATCTCATCAGTATAACCACCATCGAAGTCCTCGACATCGAAGTCCATCTTACCTATACCAATACGCTTGCCCCATTCCTTGAGACTATGACCACCTACAGGTGTAGGGTCTAACAGCCTAGCCATGACAAGTGTATCCCAGACAGGTACATCTACATCAACCTGCCAACAGGTCTTTAAGACGGGCTGATCGAAGAAGATTATATTGTGACCCACTAACCCATCGGCAGTAGATAACATCTGATTCAACGGCTCGCTGTCGAATGTCAGAGTTGCTGTATCTTCTGTGTGCTTCTGAACCCCTGCACACCATATCGTATTGTGCGAAAGATTTGTTTCCAAGTCTATTGTAATCATATCCGTAATCCTCCAGTGTTATAATAACGTCACCTATCTTGCTCATCTTTGATGCCTCCTATAATATTATCTATGCTCTCTGCTTTATCCTCGAAATCATAGGATATAGCATAGCATACTCCACATAGGTCTGCAAACTCTCCGCTGTCTGGAGCTTTCATAAGCATCTCAAACTCAGACATCTTTACATTACATGCCGCGCATCTCATAACACTTCTCCCTCTATTATTACTTCTGACATTCGACCAGTGTCTTGATCATAGGAGACCGCTGTAGCTAGTCCTGTCTCGCCACTGAATCGATTCTTAAGCACTCTGATGTAGGTGGTGTTCCTATCCTCAACACTCTCAGCTTGTCCGTTACGCTCGAAGCCAAGCACGATATCAGATAGCTGTGCAATACTGGCAGAACCACGTAAGTCAGATAAGCTAGTTGCCGCGCCCTCTTCATGACCTTTACCTGCGGGTCTTCTAAGGTGTGACACTAGGAACAAGGCAATACCTGTCTCTTGAGTCAACATACGAAGCCTAGTCATCACTTCATCAATAGCTTTACGCTCGTCACCATTCTCCTGAGCAGATACAATGATGGACAGGTGATCTAGGAACACATACTTACAGTCATGAGCCTTAGATAGATACCTAACCTGACCTACAATGTTCTCAACACTGGTAGAACCAAAGTGATCGTAGAAGAACAGCCTATCAGAGCCTAGCGTAGCGTTAAATGCATCACGCCTCTCTTCCTCAGTAGATTCCACTGTCGGAATATGCAATCGCTTACCTGAGTGCAGTGACATCAGCGACTGAGCAGTCTTAGTGACTGATTCTTCCAAGAATATACAGCCTATGTTACTTTCTGTGTTCTGCAACACATGATATAGCACCTCACGCATCACCTGACTCTTACCAACACCACTACCTGCTGTCAGAGTGACTAATTCATAGCTACGTATGCCATAGGTCAGATCATTGAGACCATTCCACGGATACTGCACAGATGCTTTCTCTACAGGCTGATTGACAGCTTCCCATAGACTCTTACCTGCAATGATACCATCAGGCGTATGTATCTCAGCCGCCCACCATGCAGACTTGAAGTCATCTGCCCTGCACCTCTCAAGATACTCGTTAGCATCCTTGAAATCAGGGTGGTGCTTGACAACTCTAGCTTTACCTGCGAACAGTGAAGCTACCTCTTTGGCGGCAGTCTGCCCTGCCTCATCAGAGTCAAAGCAGATGATTACATTGTCAAAACTATCTATCCATTCATACTGAGCCTTACAATCCTTGAGTGCTGACTGCGCTCCGTTCTTTATCGATACAGATGCATACTTACTACCGCTCATCTGATATGCACTAGCCGCATCGAACTCACCTTCAGTGATAGTCAGATACCTACCGCCTTTAGGAAACAAGTGCTGTCCAAACAAGACACCCTCACCCCATACGCCAAAGCTACGTTGGTTCTCTTTACTACCTATCCTAACCTTTTGAGCGCAGACCAAAGAGTCTTTATCACGATACTCAAATATAATATCATCGCCATCTACACTGATACCATAACGCTCACAGGTATTCTGAGTGATACTACGAATCATTTGATGCCTACCTCTACCTACTTCCATACTTACCACTCCTATATCTTCTGTTATAACTGAGTTATAATTCTCACCAGACTTATAACGCTCACCACAGCTAAAGCATGTAGTCCACCCATCATGATTGGTTGATGCACCATCGCTACTGCTACACATCTCGCAAGCATGATGAGTCTTAGCCCATCCGCTGTTCATCAACCTGTTTCCCGTAATAGAGGGTAAGCTTGAGACAACTCACACGTTAGATTATATAACAACATCTCATCTTCAAAGCTTTCCACTATATCCATAGACAACTTGATAGCTTCCATCAACTCATTATACAATGCCTTACTCATATCAGTCTCCTCCTAAGTTTAGTATATGCTCATCGATGTAATCAACTGTACGGCTTACAAGACCACCTACAGCATCTTCCACTAGCTTACCCATAGTTACGTAATCCTCATCAGCTAGAGCCTGTATAACCTCACTGTGATAGTGCCTCATATCATCGAGGGTATCTAGGTACTCGCCAATGAAAGCATCAGCAAGTACATCAGGGTCTCGGTTCATTACATCGAGGGAATATAGCCAAGCAGACTCTTTAATATCAGACTCCGTAGAGTCAGCCTCAATGAGAGGGAAAGTAGCCTCAGCCTTAGCCCTGTTATAGGGTTGGAATATAATTGGCATATCATGCATCGTCACTCTCCTCTGTTTCTGGTTGTGGTTGTGGTTGCTCGATGTTAAGAACATACAGGTTAGCACTAATCCCGTAAAGTATATTCGAGAACAGTTTACACAACTGTGCCTGATCGGTGCGAGACTTACTACGCTTACCTAACATCAACTGCAAAGCCTGATCGTCATACTGCCTAGCAACACGATTGATTTCATTAAATAGATTTAAGTTATTCATATTATTTCACCGCCTTAATCAAATCATTTTCCATAGTTACCTGAGCAAAGAACTCTCGACCCAGACCAGTTATATGTGGGCGATTAGCACCAGTTAACATACCATCGCTGACATACTCCTCACCAAACAAGCTAGTCTCTAAATACTTCAACGGCTTGCCGATGTTCTCTTTCAACTCTTTCTTACTTCTATATCTAAACACTATCATTATCATTCTCCTGTTACATTACCCGTACCTAATTAGATCTCCCCTATAGTAAGATAATTAAGGGAAGCTGTCAACT